ATACCCATACGAACTGCTGGACTATCAATAGTAATAAACGATTCAATTTCAGCACCAGCATTACCAGTACCTGTTCCACGTATAACAACAGCAGGTGGTTCTGTATACTCTGAACCAGAAAGAACTAACTCGGAATGATAAACTTTTTTACCAGAAACTCTTACCGTAGCAGTAGCATTACCACCACCAGGTAGTTGTGGACTTTCAATAGTTACAACTGCTGAATCATAATCATATCCAGTATTTTTAATATTGAGATCTGTTACTCTACCAGAATCTTTAACTATCTTAAGTGATAGAGAAGTATTATTTGAATTATTATATTGTGTTATTGATGGAATAGAAAGTATTTCATCTTGAATAAAATCAGTTCCGTTATGATTGTTTAATACTAAATTATAAACCTGATCATTATTTAATGTTATTTGCCCTGTTGAAGTTGAAGCAACTTCAATTCCATTTCTGTCAATAACACGTGCTATAGGACCAGAAGCATTTGAATTAGTTCCAGTTACCTTTTCTGTCTTGAGAATTGTAAGAGTATCACTAGCAACTACTCTCAAATAAGTGTCTGGAGAAATAACTGTTTGGGTTCCTGGAATAATATTCTTACCAGGTTTGCTATTTTGTACATCAGTAAGATATACTCTAATAGGAATAGTATTACTCTTCTGTGCAAAGAATAAATCAATACCTGTTGTAAATACACCTCCTTCAAATCCTTCCACAGTAAATGTCTGTGCAAGAGGATTTGGTCTAATTGGATTTGCTGTATTACTATCAGTTAACTGAGTACCTTCATTTGCTTTGAAATATGCTGGAGTAGTAGATACAATAGAAGATGGATTTTCTGGTAATGTACCAGTAGCATAGTATTGAACTTCAGCATATGTATCTACTGTGTCCTTATTGGCATCAGTAGAACTTGATGTAAATCTAATTGTTTTAACACCAGAAGTAAACTTAACCTCATCGGCATCGTTATCATACACTACTGTATCAACATTACCAGTCCAAGTAGAATTCTCTCTAGGTGGTTTTCCACAAGGTATTAATACTATTCCACTAGCACTACCATTAGAGTCTGTAACAATAGAACTATTGAATGTTGATAATGAGTTACCAGCAATACCAGTATACCTAAAATCAGGATTAACCCAACGAGAAATATCCTGTCCTTCCATAAAGACACTGATATTTGTATTTGGTTTTAAACGATTTATTACAAACTTAACTGGAATACTTCTTGCAAAGAATGAAAGTGAAGTAGCAACTACATTAGAACCAACTCCTTTAGTTATCAATCCTTTACCAATCTCATTATTTTCAGGACTGATATTTGATGAACTACCAACAGATGCTTCTGTTACAGATGAATCTGATACATCACTATTAACATCTGCAAATGATCCTATATTAAAGAATGCTCTATTAGCACCAATCCAATTAATTTTATATGAATTGTAAAGACTTGCAAAAGCATCTCTTACTTTACTCTTAGCAATAAAAATAGAATATAGATTTGTATTGTTATCCTTTATTAAAGGAGTAGTTGATGAATCATACCAAGAATCTGCAACTGGACCAATAAATGAATCTCCAACATATTGAAGAACAACAAATGGGTTTGGATTAATAGTTTTAGTAGCAAATGAATTACCAAGTAATTCCAATTCTGTATAAGGAAGTGTTACACGATCTCCATTGTTTACATAACCAGAAGTAACTCTTTGATCTGTTCTGGTGTTAACTTCTTTTAAACCTAATGATTCCTCATTAGATTGAGGTCTCATAACAGACTGCTGTGTATCAACAGAACACTTATAATCAAGTGAACTAAGAGATCCAATCTTATGTGTCTCAAAATTGTCCACTATGAAACCACTCTTGAATCTATTGATGCCATTACTATTAGTAATATGCATATTCAATGCTTGCTGTTCAAGAATGCTTAACGTTGTGTAATATTCTAGTCTTTCAATACGCTTCTCCAACTTACCAATATCACGCATTGTATAACGCTTATTATCAACTGGGACAAGTCTTACATCCTTACTACTATATGTGTACGCAGGAACGTACATATAGTATAAAGTGATTGCATCACTAATAGGATCAGGTTTTGATGGATTAAGAGAAGAATTACCTTTCTTGACAATAAATTCTCCTTTCTTATTTAAGGATAGAGAATCAATTCTGTTAAGGAATTGTGTTTGTGTAAACGAGAATGTATATTCAAGATTTGAATCAGGAGCTGGTGTACTAGTAACTACACCACCTGCACCTGTAAATGATCTTGTATTTGATGCAGATAGAAGAGCATTGTTATTGAAACCAGAAGTTATGCAATCATTATCAACTTTTGGTCTAAAGTCAAGAACATCAGATAATGACACCTTACCTAAAGCTGGTGAATTAAATGATGGAATATCTTCTGAACCAACACCTGCTTCATGTAAATATGAATCAACAGTACAGAAATCACCTTGAGTATGTTCAAAATAATCAAATGCTACAAGAAGTTTACCTACTGGAGATTCAGTTCCTGGTTTTAAAATAATTCTGGAAATATCATATACTGTATCTCTTTGTCCATCATCAAAGGTAAACTTATCAGTAACATCGGTTCCATTTATAATGTTACCATTTATATCAACACTAGGTGCTGCTGAAACCGTACCTTCATAAACATATCTCAACTTATATGCATCAGCATAACTGAATACATCAGTAGTATCTTTATCATAATCCTTTCCACGGAAAGGAGTAACCTTATCTCCTACAGAATCAATAACAATTCTTTTATTTGTAACAGCAGTCTTAAGTCTTGGTTTTGCTTTAGTAACTTCCAAAGTGGCAGTTACCTTGAGTGTTGGGAACTTAGTATAGGTATTTGGTTCTGCTCCAAAGAAATTACTTGGTAAATTTAAAGTAACACTACCTGCTTGTAATCCACTAGCAGAATCAACAGAAGAAGCAATGGATACTTGATCTTGTCTAATGTATAGAACATCACCATCTTCAACTAAAGATGTTCCTGAAGTAACTCCTTTGTTAAGAACTGTTACAAGGAAGTTACTTTCACTGAATGAAACAAACCTTTGTGTTCCATATGGCAAGTCTGCAACAAAGGTAATACCTCCACCAGTACCAGCAGCACCAGCAGCAGTAAAGTCTTTTCTCAAGTAATAAGTTATTTTAGAATCTTCACTACCTGCAACAACTGAACTTACTTGTTTAGTACCTGTTTTGTATAGAAGAGTTCCTTTATTAAAGTTATTAATTGAAGGACGTATTCTAACAACACTAGCATTAGTTAAACCAGATGGTAATGATCTATCAAGATAAATTCTTGATTTAAATATACCTTGTGGTTTTGTTGCTTGTTGAACTACTGCACGAAGAGTTCTATCTTCAACATCAGTAAATTGTATAAGATCTCCTTGTTGTAAAAATTTAGTAGCATCTCCACCAAATCCATTACATTCAATATATTTTCTTCCTTGATCACCACTGAAGGTAGAACTAGTAATAGCAGTAACTTCTGAATATTCTTCCTTATTTACTTCAATATCTGAAGTGAATAGATTTTCATTACCAGAACTATACTTACAGAAGAATGACTTAACATTCTGTGGTGTGTATGTTGTTACTGAATTTCTAACAAGAACAGGATTAATAATAGCAGCAGTTGGAGTACCACCTGAAGACACACCAAGAACTAATGGTGGTTTTGCATATTCTACCTTGAAAGATTCTCTATCTTCAATATTGACTTTATAAATCCCACCACCACTAATACCAACACTAGCCTTATCTGAACCGTAATTTATACCATCTATACTGATAGTACTTCCAGTAGCATAATTACCACCACGATTAGTAACAACAAAATGAGATATAGTATTGTCTTTAGCAATTCTCTTTGTGTTGTTATTTTCATCTCTAATTGCTTCACCAGATTTGAAATTACCAAATATGGTTTTAAGCATTAAAACATTACTAGTAGTATATTTACCAGATGGATATGCTTCTCCCTCTACAACACCATAAGCACCACTCTCAAGACCATATACGTACATACCAGGAGTAAATGTAGTAAGGTCTGTATTTGGTTCTTCTAAAATAATTTTGGTGAAGAATTGAGGATCAAAATAAGATAGTCCAAATGTACTATTGTAACTTGCTTTACCATCAGAAGATCTTCCACGTGAAACTACAATATCAGTATCAACGTTAAAACCAACTCCTCTGTCAACTAGACTGATGTTACTTGGTTTTGCTGTTCCTACAACTGGTGTTATAACTTCGTTATAATCAACTACATTTCCAAAAAATGTTGCATTATCTTTTACTCTAGCATCTGCTTCAGTTAAAAATAATCTTCTATATTTGGAACTTTCTCCATCATCATAATCAATAAATCTAGTTAAGAGAACATCTTTAGGTCCAGTAATAGTTAATTCCAAGTAAGTATCTGAAGTAGAAGTACTTACTTCCTTTCTATTAACTTTTGAGAATGCTAATGCAGTTACTTTCTGAACATCATTAGGAGTGTCATTATCATCTCTTGCAAAAACATACCATAATTCTCCTATAGTATTCTGCCAATCTATATCACTTACTGATGCTAAAGTTACTGTTAATGAAGTTGAAGCACCTGTACCTAATTGAGCAGCAGGACATGTGACAGTTTCATTATTGGCATATCCAATACCACCATTGCTTATTGCTACACCTGTAACTGCACCATTACTATCAATAGTAACACTAAGTATTAAACCATTACCTGAACCACCTTCAGGAGTTACTATATGAGTATCTGCTTGACTTGCGAGTCCTGTGTAAGCACCAGGTGTTACAGAAAGAACAACACCAGCAGCAAGACCTAGATTGTTATAAAGTTGACTGTTACTTGAATCAACATCAACATATATTGTTTTAGTTGCAGCATTTATATCAATAAACTTTCCTCTACGATCTAAAGTTTGTTTGATATCTGTATCTGCTTCACTATTATTAAGACCGATTGATCCATCATTAAATGTACTACAAAGAAATACGTTTGGATACGCAGTAAGATCAGTTCCAACAGAATTGATTATACCAGCTTGAGCATTTAGTGGTACAGTTCCATATACATTAGTAACATTATAAGTAGGAAGTCCTTGTGTCTTTAAACGAATATCTGCTCTATCAAGAGTCTCTCTTGCTTTATCAATTGGATAATACTTTGTCTCCTTATTGACAATTTCATACCCTTTAACATATGCCTTACCTGGTCCAACACTTGCTACTAATTTATCATCTGCCTCAGTAGTAGTTAATCCATTAATTTGACCAAAAGCATCAGCAGAGTATACACCTAAGTTTCCACCTTGCTTACGGTACTCTCTTACATCAAGAGAAAAATTGTCAACAATATAATCTCCAGACTCATCATAAGTTCTTCTTGCTAAAGTTTGCTCAAGAAGATTGTAGTCTGTTTGTACTATTTGACTTTGTACAGCACCATTTCTTACAGTCAACAACTGTATAAAATTCTTATCAGTTACTTGAGATAAAGAATATTGTGTGAGAGTAAGAGTTATCTTTAACCTATTAGCACCTGGTGCAGTATAATTACTAGATCCAATTGAATTGTCATATAAAGATTCTTCTTCTTCTGCTGTTATAATACTTTCTTCAATCTTAAAACCAACCTTTGCTGATGGTTTATCATAATACTTGTCAATAACCACTAACTGTGAACTATTCTTTACAAAATATCCATTTACAAAATAAATTCCTTCTTCTACTTTAACAGCAGAAGCATATCCCATTGCAGGACTCTCTAACGCTGTTGATGCACCTGTGTCAGGATCAGTAATAGAAATACTAGTAGGAAGTACACTTCCATCGGTTCCAACCACTAGGAGTGGTGTATTAACGCCATCTACGACCTCTAGGGTCTCACCTTGTCGGAATGTATCCTCATTACCTGCATCACCACTATTTGTATAGTTTACATAAATTACATCTGATGTAGTTTCTGTTGCTACTTCAGTTTCAACTACATTACCAGTAACACCAGAAGTTAAACCTTTTAACTGCTGACCTTTTAACTGACTAATATCATATTTTTTATAAACAACCTGACCATCTTGGTTTACAGGTATTTCTGATACAGAAGATAACTTAACATAGTTAAGTTTGGTATTAAGTCCAACTTCTCCAGGTATGACAAGTTCACCTTGTTTAAAGGCATACTTACCAAAACTTTCAATTTGATTTTGCAGTATAGACTGTAACTGGGTTAACTCCCTCGCTTGGATTGAGTATCCAGGGCGAAAGAGCACCTTGTAGAAGTTCTTATCCTGTGAAAAATCATCGTAGTATGGTGCTACATTTAGGTTAGTCTTCTGAGGCATCTCACTTTATCTCTAGTTTTTTGGGATAAGAATCAGAATTCAATTACAAGTTTGATGTCCTCAATTTGATCAGGAGCACGTGTAATCTGTCTTCTATTCTCTATGTATACGATATCCCCAGAGTTAGCAGCGATTTCAGGAGATGCTAAACCTCCAGTGAATCCAATATCTGATAGAACTGTATCCTGTGCAGTATCAACTGTTCCTGAAGCGGTTGAAGTACCACCAACAACTGCATTAGCAGCATCAGAAGCAAATGCTAATACAGTACCAGCATCAGTATGTGTTGTAGGAGATTGGAAATACTTTAATATACCATTAGTAGAATCCCAAGAAACTACAGTAGCTTTAGCAGTACCACCAGTAACTGTCTGTGTAATCGTTTCATCAGCAGCATAATCAGCAGTAGCACCATTGATCTTCAATACAGAAGTTCCACGTAATGTGCTATTTGTAGCAAAATTTGTAGTACCAAAATCATATGGATCTTGAATAATACCAATTCTACGGAAATCATTGTCTACAGGGAAGTCTCCAGAACCTTCAGCATAAGTCAGACGAACATTCGTCATAACTCTCTTAGCAAATAATTCTGCTTCTGCACTAGAACCGTGACCACCTTCAGGTGAAATAACAACTTCAATTCCACCAACAGCAGTAAACGCAGCAGGGTTAGTTGTCAATCCAGTATCAGTAAATACTGTGGATGTAGATAGAATTACATTACCATAGGTATATCCAGAACCTACCGATTCCATACCAATAGTAGATACAGCACCGCCAGCAGTTGTTTCAATTTTAACAACAGCACCATTTCCATCACCCTTAACAGGTGTGTATAAAGTTGCAGATGCAGGTAATCCACTAGTTCCTACATTATTATCCAATGCTATATGAATAGCACCATCAACAGCAGCACCCTCAACAGAAACTCTAGATGCTTCTCCAACAGCAGCGATAGGGATAAAGTCTGTAGATAAGAAGGAAAGAACGTCACCTGTTGTCAAGGTGTACATATGCTTCCAAATATAATTACCTGTTGATTCAGTATAAATTCCACCAGCAAATGTACCTGCTCCAGCACTAGGAGAAGAAGTTGGTTCACCGTTGGCAGCAACGTTTACACCAGTTGGGTTAGCAGAACTCTGTCCATTATAAAGACACTTAAAGACTTGATAATTAGAATTCATAACATAAAACTTAGATCCAGGAAGACTGCTTGATCCACCAGTAGCAGGTTGTATACCAATCGCTCCACCACCAGCAGGAGTTGCTGAATAGTTTGGACGGTACATATCAAACTTTGGATTAATAGTTGTGTTCCAGTTGTAACGGGGAACAACTAAACGAGCAAAAGTATCAGTAATACGCTTGGCAGCAATTAACTCTTCATAGACATCTTGTTTTTCAGCCTGGTTGTCTATAGGAGTAGGAGGAACTTCCTCAGTAGCGTATCTATACGCTCCAGAAGCAGCAGTAGCACCTGAAGTACCACCAGTGATGGTAGTTCCAAATGCGGGTGTTGTAGTCGCTGTAGGAAGGATTGTAGTAAGTAGTAGACTGTTCGCTTGAACTTCAGATACTACTCCACTCCATCCACCGCCACTAACGGTTTCTCCAACAGAAAATGCGGTTGCACTCTGATTGAAGATGTCAAGGTGAGCGTCCCATTTAGTTGAACGTCCCACAAAGAAATACATTCTTGTACGATCAGCAGTTCCTGCGGTTCCTTCACTAAGGGACTCTAAGAACTGCTTCGCATTGAAGATTCTAAATTTTTCTGAAATAATAGCTGCCATTTGCCAAAGCTCGTGATTGTATAGACTGAATCTGGTTTATTTATAATAATTTATAAAGCGTTTCTGAGGTACTCACCTATAGTGTGTGACTCAATAGGAGTGTTGTTTACTCCACGAGTACAACCTAAGAAACGATCATTCATTTTACTTGTATAAGAAATTTGTTCTCTACCTAATAAAATTGTCCCTGTAGAAGGGAAGTTGGTAGTATTTGCATACACTGTTTCATTAGTAGCAAGATAACCACCACCACTCTCGTTTGGTAGGTCAGAAGTATCTAGCTGACTAACATAATGATTTATGGAAGGATAACCAATATTAAAGATATAATCATTGGTTGCAACCATACTCTCTGCCTGATCTTCAAAAGTACGTAACTCTAGATCAAACCCCTCAAACTCCTGAATGGTATATGCGGAAACTGAGACACCACCAGTAGATAATATATCACCAGTAGTCATAAACTTAGCACCTTCCCATTGTAGGAATCTTGGTCCTAGTGTTCCCTGTTCGTATACTGATTCATAGTTGATTCTACGTAAATCAACAAATCCCATATTATATAATGCTTTCTTCTCCATAGGTAGTTGCACTCCTCCACCTCCAATAGGATTACCATCACCAGGACTACCATCAGGACGTACTCTTCTGTTACCATACTGATCAATCTCAATAACAGGTAATCTTAATTGAACAATAGTTTCAGTTTCAATTTCTAGAGTCACTTGTTTTTCAACACTAGGAGAAGGTATAGAAGCGATTACCGTTGGATAGTACTTATTAATTTGTTGAGTAATAGGTTTAATATCTACACCAGATGTAGTTTGAATAATAGAAGTAATTTTTTGCTTACATCCGTCTGGTGTAGTAATCGCCATATTGAGATTACCCATAGTACCAACTTCAAGACCTTTAAATCTAGTAACTTCTGAGTATACAGTAACAGGAGATGGGTATACAATACTAGGATTGAACTTTAATGTAAAACTACTAGCAATTTTTCTACCACGTTGTTTAATAATTTTATACTGTCTTGCAGTAACAATCTTTGGTGCTTTTGTATAACCACTACCAGCATTAGTTAATACTATATCAATTATATGACCATCAGAAACAACTACTTCTGCTTTTGCTCCTCCTCCATTTTGATCAACAGGTATAAAATGTAGTACAGGTGTACTATCATATCCAAACGCAGTTGATCCTTTAGTAACCTTCCACTCAGATTCTATCATCTCTATGGTTGCTTTATTCCATGAAACAGAAGAAACCTTGCCACCATCAATCTCACATGTCGCACTAAGTCCAACACCTCTTGTGTCACCTGCATAGTTGGTTGTGATAATTGTTCCAAAGAAACCAGCAGACACTTCCTCTTGTGGCACATAGGTCTTAGGATTTACATACCTAGGCAATCCATTAATTGTTCTATAGTCATCTTCACCATCAATCTTGACTATATCACCATCGTTTATATTTGATAGTAGTCTATTCCTTACATAGAAAGCTTCATCTGCTCTTGGAGTACCATATAACCACCTAGCAGAGTTTCTTTGCATTCTATAGTTCTGATCACTATCTCTAACAACTGCTATAGTATTAGTTACACCAGTAAGTTCATACTCATCAGCAAAGTCAGAAGATCTAGCAAAGAAAACAGAAGAACCATCTAGGTCTGGATTGTTACCAACCAAAGTAATAATTAATTTCTGATCTGTGGTTGTATATGTTTTAACATTACCAAGCATACGCTTAGTTCCACCAACCTTTTGGTATGCTACTTGGAAATAATCATATGATAAACCATACCAATCTTTCCAAGCACCAAAAGTATTAGTAGAACCTGCATCACAAGTAAGAATAATTTCATTAAAATATTGCCCTGCCTCAAAATCATATAGAGTCATAGCAGGATCAATATCTCTACCATAAAGAACAATAATCTCTACATTGTTTTCTTTCTTTATCTTTTTATTGAATGTAATAGCAGGTCCAACAATATTGTAAGAATCTTCTTCTCTTTGTAAGACACCATCAATAAAGACCATTACAAGTCTTGTATCATTTATTACTTTTACTTTTTTGTCTGAATCTAATATTAAATAAGGTCCAGCAGAATCTTCCTCTACAATAGAACATCTAAGGTAACTACCAATACCGTGACCAAAGAACTTTTCAACTGCTAATGGTTCCTGAAGAGTTTTTGTATTTTCTGTCTGATTCCATATTGGTGCTTCATCAAATACAATCTTGTTAGGAACATCAGTTCTATCAATTGTATATGCAGGATTATGCTGCAATACTCCACTTAATGCAATAAACAGATCTTCATTAACTTGTGTATCAACACCAGTTCCATCTTCATAATATAAATCAAATATTTTACTTTCTCCATTGAAATAGTCAGGATTAGTTAGTGTAGCAGCGTCTTCTCCATTAGTTAATATTAATGTTAGAACATTAGATAATGTATCTAATGCAGAAAGAACATTAGCACATTTATTAGGAGCACTATCTGCTAATATATGAATATTCTCATATCCATCACTCAGTTCATTATTAACTGCTTGTTTAGCAAGACTAACAGCATGTTGATATGCTTCTACTCCTGCTTCTAATTCCGAAGTTTTATCACCTGTTGCTGCATCAGTAAGCACTCCTTCTCCAGTTAAAGAAGAAAGAACACCACCAGTGTAATAAGATTTACCTTCATATACTGTTTTCCAGTTTCCACCAAATCTTATATCATGTGACCATGCATCTAAAACCTGACCTATATTTCTAGAGAACTTACCTTCTGTAACATTCCAAGGTAACTCAGGATATGTAGATTTTATATAAGTAATAGTTTTATCTACTATAGTACTTCTATTACGTTCAATCTGATTAGCAGAGTCAATCCACCTACCACTTCTTTGGAATATGTTCTTAATCTTCTTAAGATACTTTTGATTTAAAGTATTATCTTTAAATTGGAAATATCTTCCATAAAAAGTAACACTAGGAATATCTTGACCACTTTTAACTCTTGATCCAAGAGGAGGTTGTGTAAAAGTTATCTTATCTTCGTTAATAGTATAAGATACACCTGGTTCTTGTAATATACCATCAAGAGTAATTACAAGAGCTTGTTCATTATATGGTCTAACAGAATTACCATTAGCATCAACCATATTGAATAATGTTCTTCCTTCTAAGTTTCCTTTATTTGTTAATCCACCATCAAAAGGAAGGTTTAAGAATATATTACCAGCAGTAATCTCAGCAGTATTAATAGCATCAATAGAAACAGATCCTACACCCCTTTCTACTAAAGTTGGTTGAACTGTTACAATGCTTTGGGTTAACTGTCTCCTAGTGCTTTCTACAGTGATCTTATTAACTTCTGGATCCCATAGTTGTATAACACTAGTCTTAGAAGAAACAGTATCACTACTCATCTTAACTTCAGCAGAACTATTAATAAGTACTTCCCCAAATAATTGGAATCCTGCTGGATGAGTAGTTTCCTTAATTAATTTTCTCCATACATCAATGGAGGTTTCTGATTTAATCGTATATGAGTAATCTTGATAATAATAGGAATCTGTGATTCTTTGATTGGAATCACTAATCTTACCACTATCAGATTTGTAATATCCCATATTATCAAAATATGTTTTAATAACAGGAGAATACTCTGTATAGGAAATACTTAAGACATTAGCAGTATTATTCTTAGCAAGTCCTTTAATTTCTTTATTTTCTCTTAAGATTCCTTCAACCCTATCAATAACTAAGATGTTAGATCCACTTACCCAAGAAGTTACTCTTGCTCTTGCAACTTCAGTAGAACCAGACTTTTGAACTATTGTCTCACCAATACTAAAAGCATCTCTATCAAAATTGGATACAATAAGAATGTAATTAGAAGTAAAAGTTGAACTTAATGTATTATCATTATGATAAGATCCACCATTATTGATTATCTTTATATTTCTAGGTGTACCAATATCAGTACTTGATAAGAAACATTCTACATTTGTATCAAGTACTCCATCTACATCAAATATTCCTGTTACAATAGGAATCTTTTTATAATCAACTCCAATACTAGTAATCTTAACAGAATTGATTTCACCAACAGATGTTAATGATTTAGAAACATATTTGATTGATCCACTACCATCATTGGTAGCTACTATAACAGTTGAATAAAGAATTTTTGTTGGTGTAACATATATTACATTTTTTGTTCCTTGTAAAGGATCGTTGATAACATTTAAACAAGAATTTTCAGAATCAACTATTCCATCTCTATCATAGTAATAGTATTTGATATATGGTGATGGTTTTCTCTCATCATAAACATTTGTTGTTGTTCTGGATCCATAACCCAATTTTAATTCAACAATATTATTTTGCTCTGTTTTTTCTGGTGTAACTAAATTGAAATTAACACTAGGTGATATATCAAACCCAACACCTGCCATTGATGTGTCACTTACATCAAATCTATATTTGTAATACTTTTTAATGTCAATCTGTTTGTTTCTTTCTCCATCAATTTCAAAATAATAATTTGCATTAGTAATACTTGCAATCTCTACAAGTCTCTTGTCTCCATCAACGTCTGGTTGATCAAAGAAAGTAGAACTTAAAGAAAGTTTGGTTATAGTAGATAATGTTTTATTTGTATCCCATGATACAACCAATTTATGAGTATCTGAATCATAAGAAACTACAGAACCATCTTCAACCGCAAATCCTACAGGCAATCCATATCCACCACCATATAAAGTAACAGAAGCACCATTAAAATGATTTACTGCTACTGTGTTCTTTTGCCCTCTCTGAACTGTGAAAACATTTGATGCTCTAGACTGAACTAATACAATTTCACTACCAACATTCAAATAATCTCCTTGCTTTATATCATTACCATTATCAATAATCAATTCTGTGTTATCTGATGCAAATCCAACATGATCAACACGAACTAACAATTCAGCAGTATCTGAATTTGATTTAAATACAACATTAGTACCTATACTAAGTTCATCTCCTACTGCATACCCAGTTCCTTTGTTAGTTATCTTTATTTCAAAAATTATATTATCTGATGAAACTTTAATTGTACCTTTTGCACCTGATCCTTTTCCACCAATCAAATTTATATTAGTATATTCACCCTGTGTATAATCAGCACCACCATTTAATATAGATAGTTTACCAATTCCGTTATCAGTGAGAACCCTTGCTACAACAGGGTTTTTGAGGACTACATCTTGATATATTTTTTTCTTTACAGTATATGTTGTAGTAGTGTTTGCATCATTAGGATCAATATCAATATCAATTGATTCTCCAACACCAACACCATGAGAAGTATCTGTAGTTAGTAATGCTACATTATCTGTTATATTAAAAATTGGAAGATTTTCACTTAAATTTGTAATAGATACAATTTTTGCTCCAGGTGTGTTTAATAGATTAGAACTAGTTAAGAAATAAGTTTGATCAACAACAAAACCAGTATCTGTAACCTTTACCTTAACTGTATTTTGTGCAGATGTTGTTTCTAATATTTCTCCAACCGCAATAGGAGCATTTACACCATCACTTAAAGAAAGAATAGCACCCTTTGTATAAGTGACATTAATATCAAGTATCAATGATAAAACTTTAGTACTTGATGATAGTACATCAGTACTATTCATAGTACCAGAAACATTTTCTATGACAAAATTTCTTCCTGAGAATACATTACCAACTATCTTACCATTAGCACCAGTTACCCCCTGAGTGATAGTATCACCATCAAATAGGTAAGCAGTACTAGAAAGGTTTACATATAAAACTTTTGATTGCTGAGAATCTATTGATAGTACAGTTTTACCCTTTACAGAATCTACTTCACCAACAGCACCATATCCTCCAGTATTATTATCATCTATTGATAGTTTACAACCAACAGAAAAATTATTACCACTATTTGTTATTAAACCTGAAGATACACTTCCTCTATTCGTATCTTCAATCTTAGCTATAGTTAAGTCACCATTATTATCAATATCTGATGTTCTTAATCTCTTTGCTTTCTTTGGAATATCTGTCTGTGATATTGAAGAATTTGAATTGGAGTCTAAAGGAAGTGAATAATAATTAACTCCTATTATATAAGGAAATACTGGTTTGTCTAAACCATCAACAGTAATAAAATATGCATATGTGCCATTAGGATATTCTGGTGTTACACAATACCTTCCATTATTAGCATCTAGATGTCCACTTTCATCTTCATAAACATAATCATTAATATATGTTCCAATAGGATCAGTAGGACCACCATCTCTAGTAGTAAGAGCAGTATAACTAGAATTCATTCTAACAATAGCAGATCCTACATCTAGTGGACTTATATAACCATAAGCACCATATATGGGGTTACCATCATATGCAAACCCTAAGATAGGTGAATGCTGTGATCCGTTATCATTTGCCCTTAATGTAGTAGGAGATGCATAATAGGCATAACCAGTTCCTAATTCAGGTGAAAAGTTTTTAAAGAAATAACCATTATCAGAATCAAGATTATTATTATTCTTAAAATACCTATCCTTTCTCCATTCCTTAATTGTTGCAGTTGCAGTTGCACTAGATCCAACAGGAATCACTTCTAATGATATATTATTCTGTGTGTAAAGACTTCCACCATTGTTTTTAACAAATCCAGTGATTTCTCCTGTATTTGATACTTCAGCAGTAAAATCTGCAAACCTTCCTTTTCCAGCACCATCAGTTATCCTAATAATAGGTGGTGATGAATAATACTCACCAGAATCATTAATTGTAATACTTGTTACTTCACCTGCTGTAACAACTGGTGTTAGAAGAGCACCTCTACCAGATAGAATTTCAACAGTAGGATTCTCAGTATAATTACCAACATCTTCAATACTTATAGATTCAACAACTTGTCCAGCAAGTTTAGCAGTTGCTTTGTTTGGAAAACCATTAATTAATACAAATGGTGCTTTGCTATAACCATTTCCTCTATTACCCACAGTAATTTTTTGTAGTGGACCGTTATAAACTACATCTTCATCCTTATAACTTACAAAAGGTACACCATTAATTGCAATACCAATATCCCTATACTTAGTCTCATATGTCTCAGTAATTGAGATAGCATCTTTTCTTATTATCTTTAATAATTTTTGATCTTGTAAATCTGTAGGTGGTGTTCCTGTTCCAATAGCATGTGATGGAAATCCTGAAGAAGCAATATAATACCCTTCACCATCTTGATATATTGCTGAAACATTAGAAGGTAAATCAGCAACACTAGCAATTTGAGGATCTGTACTACTGAATACCCATCTATTGTTATTCTGTGCATCAACAATCTTTACATCATTTGTAATAAATCCAGGTTTTGATATTTCAATAACATCATTTGGATTTGAATATGGTACTTTTGTGCTAGGTTCTACATTATAAAGGACACCATAGACTAATAGATCAACATCATCAGTACCAACATTAGCTCCATATGTTACAGAAGTACCAATAGGGTAAGTTCCAGTGCCTGATCTAGTTTTTATTACGAATTGATTTACATTTTTATTTTCATATGTTATGGTTTCAGCACCTATATTAAATTTTCCTTTAGAATCCCATGCAATTGTGGAAAAAACATTAACTCTACCACCAATACTAAGAGAATTATTAATTTCTTTAGTTAATTTTGTTCGTGAAGCAATCTTAAACTCTCCATTTACAGTTGCTTCATTAAGAATAATCTCATATAACTCCTCACCATCAAACTTACCAGAATATCTAACGTTATCAACTACAGCAGATGCATAAGAACCTTCAATATCCTGTACTATCTTCTTACCAATTAGATTAGTTGGTGTTCCTGAAACAACTTTTGCTTTAATTGAATATGATTGTACCCAATTAGATTCTGAAGGTTTTAAAGTAAAATCTCTTGGGTATGCAACTTCAGGATTTGTTCCACCAAGATCAACTAAACACTTAAATAAAAATTTGATTGAGTTGTCTGTTCCCTTTGATTGGTAAAAAGAACTAATATTTTTAATAAGAGTTCTCTTATCTACATTACCTTTTAAATACTCTTCTGGAAAATCAGACAGATACTGCTTTTCAAAACTCTTTACAAATGCATATAAGAATAGATTACTGATATTACTTACTGTAGATCCATCTACATGACTTGCAGACTGTGTAGTAATAAAAGTACTCTTCTCATAAAGATCACCTAAAGTACTATTACCACTTACTCCACGACTAACTTCTAAAAATTCTGTATTTGTTCTACTAGTATAGAAACATATTTCATCATCTATTTTAATGTATCCACCTTGCTTTGGAAATGAAGTAGCATCATCTACAGTAATAGTAGTATCTGAATCAAGTACCAATCCATTAAGTGTAGTACCCTGTACTAATAGATTCTTCTCATAGAAATCAATGTCACGGTAAGTTGTAAGATTGTTGACAATATCTAATGGTTGACCTTGAATCTCAAGCTGCTCATAATACTTCTGTATGAACTTAGAAAACAGTTCATACTCCTCATTAATAAAATCAGGTAATTGTGACTCAATTAAAGTTGAGACTTTATTCGCAGATTTAGGCACTACTCTTTATACGCAACGAATTTACTATTTGACACATCTACATCTAGATATGCCTCACGCTTTACTTCAATATCTTTATTAGCAGGTTTTACTCGCAATTCAATACGATTATCAGAAAAACTGCTTTTTAAAATAGTGAAGTCATAAAGTTGTATTTCACCTTTAGTATAATCAACAGTTCCTATTGAATCATTCAATAGAACCTTTTCACCACTTAAGGAATCTAGTCTATATAGGACTATTTTACCTTTTCTATCTTCAAGGTATGATGTGTAATTAGGATACTCAAAGACTGTCATACCAGTAGATGATACAACAGGATTATCACAATCTACAAGGAAAGGATTTTGATAACATACTTCATAATATGAAGATGAATTTATCTGTGCTATAAAATCCTTTCTTATAGTAATACTAGTATCATTTGAATTGATAGAACGATCTACGCTATCAATAACACTGATAAATTTACTATATCTAAATTTACCTTTAAATTTTTCTGTGCCAGAAGATAGTAGATACTGCTGAATCCCAGTGGCAGCCTTTGCTGCCATCTCAGCAGGAAGTAATTTACTCTTTGTAGAATTATAGTATATCTTACTATTTAACTCAACATATAAAATAGATGGGTCAATAAATTCTGGTTTAATTGAAGCAACAGTATACTTCTTCAATTCATCTGTTAATTCATTCTTGGTATAAGATGATATTGATGGTGCATCTGTTGGTTTAATTGAAAGGAATACTTTACCGTATGCAGGTGGTACTTGATCTTCACCACCAAATACTATAATGTCACTAACAGATGGATATATGTTTCTAACTATAGAAGCAAAGTCATTTGAAGTTACTGCTCTATTTTGAGATCCATAGAACTTAGGAGCATTGTATTTAATATCATCAATACTCTCAATGTCTGCTCCACCACTAGCATTTTGTACAACTGTCAATTCTGTTACATTATATGGTACTTGTATTAATGAATTGGTTTGATCTACAATAGTTCCATTAAATCTAAAGGTTGATGCTCCATTAGTAATATTACCATTCGTTACAACAGAACTCAGTTCAACAACCTCATTATCCTCAAGTTTTTTCCCTAATACACCATCACCAAAAAAGATTTCATATTTCTCATCTTCTATTTCATTTACAAAGTATACCTTATCATCTGAATTGACATCTAATATATTATTTGCTTTGATATACAATTCAGACTGTGTTGTATTAGCAGATTCGTAAATCCTTACCTTAAGTGTATTGATATCAGTAGATGGGTTATCAATAATAAATCTTTGACCTTTTGCATTAGAATCAACAGATGTCCTTGTCTGAATAAGAGATCCTTCGTAAATAGGTAAATTAGCAAACGATACAGTACCGTTACTAACAGTCTCTCTATAATCTTCTGTTACAATAAAACGATATAAACTACCATCATAGTTAGTAACAAATCCACTACCTGCTTTTATAGTGACAGATACAGGAGCATTATTATTAAAGGTAAGACTTAGATTGATTAATGCTTGAGCAGCAGTTTTTGATTTGGGAGAATACCCTAGTTGCTTTGCTAGAGAGACTACGTTATCCCTTAGAGACGCTGAATCAAGGAATAGTTCATTCACTACCATATTGGTATTGAACGCTGTGTAGTACGTATTATATGCCAATACATCCAACACTTGACTTAAAGCAGATCCTTCAAAATCGTAGTCAGTGAAGTCTGTTTGTGCTCTCATATAGTCTTTGAGAGCTGTTTTAATATCAATGAAGTCTAAATTGTTTAACTGGGTGTATGGCATTATCTCGTCCTAGCTAGGAAGAACTGTATGTTGGTTGGTGGTGTGTCTACACCTCTTAATGTATAAGTCATCTCAACATCAAAACCATTATCATTAAAATTTGGTATACATCTTAAATCTTCAATGGCAATTCTAGGTTCGTAAGTTCCTATTGTTGATTCTATATTTGTTTTGACTTGTGCAGCAGTAGCATAATCCAATGGTTCAAATAAGAACTTCCTTATGTTTGAACCATAGTCAGGATTAAATAATTTCTCACCTTTATTTGTCAATAGCAAATTTACTATTGCTTGTTTAACAGCAGAAGCATCCCTACTAACAACTAAGTCATTAGTAACAGGATGCTTTTTAAAAGTAATATTAATGTCCTTAAAGGACAGTGCTTCCACCATTTACTGACAATATACGAAGTCAGTAGTTATTTAGACAGTTTATACAGAGTATTGATATCCGTTCTTACTCACTAACTCAGTCTCTGCAATGTTAAATGCTAAAGTTATTCTTTCTTTATCTTCTTGAAATGGCATTACGCAGTGTACTACATCACTAGGGAACATAATCATAGTTCCATTCTTTCCTTCATACTCACAACCAAGATCAAAGAATTTAGTTGGGTGATTATGATTCTTATAGTAGATCACACCTGATAGAAACCCTGAATGATTATGCGGAGGATTGTCATCTCCTTTATATGCAAAGTTAGTCCATAGGTCATATTTGTCAAAATAACCAGGCCAATTCTTTAATTTGAACTCACGGAGATTTCTTCCTTTCCCCCAATGTTCATGCGTCAATCGTAATACCCATGCCAACCAAAATGAATCTTCAATCAAACGTGCAGGTACACCACATTGATATGAATTATGCTTTCTTCCATCACTAGAAAGATATCCAACATTCTCATGTGCTCTTATATCTGCTAAAGGATGGTTCTTAACTCTAATACTACAAGTAACCCAATAATCAATCTCTTCTTGTATAGATTCGGGAATATCAAAGATTAATATATTATCCCTTAGTTTTTTCATACTTTATAAAAGGTGTATTTTAAAAATAATTCTTCGCCTTGCTTAATTTCTTTAATCGTCTTCATATGGTACACTTTACACCCACCTTGGTTATCCGACCATTTAACGCAATTGGGGTCTTCAGAGTGATTTATGAACCCTCCTAGAGGCGTTCTTATGATTTCCCCATTAACTATCACGTGGGATACACCAAGATACATCATAGCAGGTATATCTTCTTTCGCAAAAAGACCTTGACCTGCTATGGTACTATTCTTTACATGTAATTCATTCGGTAAAGCTTGGTACATTGTATTACTTCGGAGATTTGGTCGGAGTCCACGCCATTTTTTTAACTACCCTGCCCTCTATATCTTTTCTTACGCCCATTTCGTGCTGTCGCACTAAGCTTCGTATTCTGGGAATTGCCTTGACGTGTCTTTTTAGGTTTTGGTGGTGACTGATCACCATTGTTAGAATATAATGCCATAAAATAATATGATTTCCTATATTATATCACAATCCACCAGTTCCTGCAAGTACTGTGAGGGATGCTGAAACAACTAATCCCTGAGCAACAGTGTCACCAATTACCGAAACAGGTTGCCCTCCCACTATAACACTCGGAACACCTGGTCCAGTTATGGGTTTGGTAAGGGAAACACAAACAGGGGGTACACCTGACAGGTAGGGTGCTGTTAGATCACCCAATCTTGCACAAGGTATACTATCTACTATTACACTCAAAGCACCAGGTCCAGCAATTGTTGTTGCTGACTGACACAGATCATTCGTAGTTACTGCATCACCTACTCGTGTTACTCCACCTGGCATCGCTTCAACTCCTCTACTGTGTTATGTAGATAGTCAAGTGTCTCAACTATACTCTGATGTTCCTGTGATGCTGGTGGGCGGTACATCAAGCGAGGTTTCTCCAGTGATGAGATCTTCTGTTCCATCACCGTCAATCTCTCTGACAACTGTTGGAGTTTGTCGTTGAATTTCTGCATTATCAATTGGTTGTCTGCTGTCATCATCTTGTCCTGAGAATCGCTTTGCTGCTCCTGCTTCAAATCCATCGCAGAATTGTTCAAAGTTATCTAGTATCTCTTGGTAATTATTTCTAGGATCCATAGTTAATACCTGATGGAGGTTCGGGCGGACCATCGTGGGTGAACTTCGGAAACCTTGTCTGTGTTTCCAATTCGTTTAACCTATTATCTAAGTCACTTAGTTTAACTGCCACGTTCTCTAAGGCATCTACGATTCTTGCAATCTGTTTGTCGTGTACCACTACTGCGTACTTCGGATTCTCTAAAAGTTCTTGGTGGGCAGCTTCGTCAGGACTTTCTGCCTTCACGTCCACTATGTCGGTATTTGGAGCCATAATTTTAAATGCTTTATTGGGTTCGTCTTTTTTGACCATTTTTTTGCTGGAAAAATTTTTTCAAAATCAAGGTTTTGAATATTGAAATTCGTAGAAATATTTATATGTCGTTGGGATACTGTTGTAGACTTTCAAATGGTTAGGAGTCCCACTCGGCATCGCCCCACGCACCGCACCCACAAAAAAACCCTGTCATTTGGGACAGGGTGTGTTATACTGTTAGAAGCAACCGTTGCGACTGTCGCCCCAACCATTTCTAAAATACTCCTCACGTTCTCGGTTTCTGCATTGGGGGTCGCCCAAGTCATCCAAGACATCCTGTAAGAAATTCACTGGTGAAACCTCAACGGTCTCAGGTGCAATTCCTGCCACTTGGCGGTCATGCTCTTCAGTCATCCTCTTTAGGATTGATGCCATTGCTGCGATCACTGCTGGATCTTTGCGAGCGTTGGCGTTAGTAAGGAAAATGTTTTTCATACTCTTATTATAGAGGATAAGGTGACGGTTGCCCATCACCTGTTAACAGTTTGTTATAAACCAGGTGG